TACCGTAGTTCTGTCACTTTGGATAGCCTGTCGCATATACAGCGCAACAATTTTTTCTACGGAGTCTCGGTACTCTCTAGCTTGTTCCCGAATAGCTGGGGGAGCGTTCTCAGAAATAGCAATTATCTTATTAACACAACGTTGTGCAACTTCCTCTGGGGTAAACCCGCGGTTGTTTGTCGTCGCAACTTCAACTTTAAAGTCGTTTGACATGGTTACGGGAAAAGATGCAGTCATATATTAATCTCCTTACGTTTTAGCACGAATAAGTTGGCCTGTGCGGTACTCATCGGTTACCTCTTGAGCCTCACCGAAGTTCTTCAATCGGCCAACAGCTTCGCCGAATCTTTGTGTGTACATCTGCATTATTGCAGGGTCCCCCTTCATATACAGGTACGCCTCTGACAAAGAACCGTAAAGCATCGCCATCTCTGCGTTCTCACTCAACCACGTCAGTGTAGTGTCCGCGCCAAGTGCTGAGACTGTAGCCGTAGCTCCGCTTGGACTAGCTGTAATTGTCTCACCAACCGTATAGTTGCTGCTAGGTATTACCACAATTAATGATGTGGTGTTGGGAACTGAATCTACACCACTACTTTCACCGCTCGTACCACCAGTGATAGTGTCATTCGCAGTAAACGTTCCTGTCACACTTGTAAGAGTGAGAGTGTAGCTGCTTTGAGTTAAACTCTCTGGCCGGTAGAAGTAATGAAGTTCGGAGTTAAAACTACTACTTGGAGTAGGGGCCAAGATAAGGTTATCTAAATCGTACTGCCCATAATACTTTGGAGATCCTGTTGTAGCAGGGTTAGGGTTGTAAGACTGAATGAACTCGGCGTCTTTAAAGTCTACAAAGACAGCCTCACTATTACTGTCAGTGTATGAAAGGGCAAATGGAGCTAAGAAATCACTCGGCAAAGATAAGAATTTATTAGATGCAGACATTTGACCCGCAACATTCTTGCGAAACAAACTCAGTTGAACGTTCTTGAGAATCCGCTCCTCGGTAAGTCTTATGAACAAGGGAAGGTTCGAGATAAAAGATGTCTCGTTGTTCTCAGTGTAATTTTCAATTGCAGTCTTTAACTGCGTATATGTAAAGCTCATGTTGTCACCGTTACTGCGCCCACCGCCCCAGTAGAAACTAGGTTGTTAGGGGGATTAATTCCGTTGTCTGTTGCGCCACCTACAGGATTCCAACCGTACTGTATATTTCTTTGTTCCTCTAGATCCTGTTCCGGACGTGGGTTCCTTAGAGCTTGAGGGTCTGGTCCTATACGAGGTGGAGATAGCTGCGGATGCTTGGGCTCAAACTCATCCGTACCGACTAAAGCGCCGTTCCATTCTTTCGCCATGTCTCTCAGACGGTATCTAAACCCAGACCTATCCGAAATTCCGTATGCATCTTTTCCACTAGCAAATGCCATTATGCCCTCAAGTACGATATGCTAGGCTGAAGTTTCAGAGATACACGACCCTGATCCTCATCCGACGCTCTTTGAAACTCTTCTTCATAAATAGACTTTAAGTATTGCAACCGTTCCGGCGATCTCTTCATCGCGATATAGTATGCCAGGCCAGCAACCATGCAAGGATAGAACCTAAAGGGCAGGTCAGCGGTGTTAGCAAACGCTCCTGCGTCCTCAATGCGATCAACATAATAATAGATCAGTTGGTCGGTAGAGTTTTCGGGCACAGTCCATAGATTAATTACGGGGCTGATTTGTCGGTCGAAGTAGAACTGGCTAGGCCGGCCTTGAGTTGTTTTGTTAGGCAGGTTTAAATACTCTCCACGGCTAATCCTATCTAGCTCAAAGTCTGTATTACCTCTACGCAAAACCACTTCTAGTATATCTGCGGAACTTTGAGTTAACGAAAAATCAACTGCGGTTGTCACCGAAGTCACAGCGCCGCTAACACTGCCCGTGATAGATTCAGTCGCAATAAACGTTCCCACAGGATACGTTATAGCAATAGATGTGCTTGAGACGATGTTTGTTATTATAGCTGTTGCACCACTTGTGCCGCCTGTAATTGTTTCAGACACAGCAAAAGAAGCACTAGATGCTACAGTAATTGTCAGGGTTCCAACCGGATAAGATGACACAGACTGAGCCATGTTTAATACTTTTTGCTTGATAGTCCATAAGTTCAATCCGCGGTTAGTCCACTCCGCAAACATTAGGTTCAACGAACGACGTGCTGTCTTGATCTCGTAACCAGTACGAGCCTCTAAGCCACACCGCTCATAGGCTTCCTCGATGACTTCAGCTATATCAAGGTTAAATGTTCTGGTTCCAGAAGTCGTCATTTGTTACCCCTTCTTCGTTTTACGTTTAGCTGCGGAAACTCTGCGAGGTTTACCAGCAGGCTGTCCAAGCTTGGCTTTCTCTCTTACCTTACTACGTTTTTCAGCCGCTGTCATTTCTTTGCTTGTCTTCGGTGTTTTAGAGCTTACTCTTTTACTTGGCCGGCAATACGGGGTGTCTCTTTTCTCACCCTTCTTACGCCCACAAGGCTTACCAGATTTAACATCTACCCAGTCTTCCTTGAACCATCGTTTGAGAGCGGCTCCTTCTTTTGTTTTACGAACAGCCATTAGAACAAGTTCGTTTCTTTGCGGCGCGACTCTTGCACAACCCCACAACCACTTGCAATAAGACCACCGTTCTTTAACTTTTTCTTAACAGGGCGCTTGCGCTTAGAAGATTCTCCCCATTTGTCGGCGCCCACCTTTCGACACTTGGCTATGGCTCCGCTTGCGTAGGCGCTTGGGAAGACCTTGTACCTTGCTTTTACTTTTTTGTAACATGCGTCTTTGGGCATTATTTCTCCCCGAGGGCGGCTTGGAAATCTGTTGGCTCATTTGAGACCGGGACATTGTCATAGGTCGCCCTCCTTTGTAAAAAGTCCTGCCACATGGGCTGGATCATGTTGAAGTTTTGATCTACCTTATACACTACTACTGCCATTTGCGCGTTCATTGTAAACAAAGTAATCGCGCCCCAGCTTACAACACCAAGGATTATAACAGAAACAAAGTGATTAAGTTCAAATTTCATCTGTCTAGCACTTCCAACGTTTCCGCGCAGCCTTGCCTCTTTCCCCTGTCCAACCCTTGGAACGAGCGCAGAAAGACTTCTTACGGCCTTTCTCGCTTTTAGACTTTGGGTTAGGCGCAGGAGCTTTGAGTTTGCTACCTGTTGCTTTGTTGTATTTAGCGCGACCCTTTGCTGTAAGACCCGCACCCTTTTTAACAGACAGTTTCTCGCCACGTCCAACTGAGAGATTAACTTTTTTCTTATCAGCCATAGCAACCGCCCTAAAGATTATGCGTGGTAGAACATCATCAAGTCAAACTGCGGAACAACGAATGTAACAAAACAACCGTCTTTAAACAGTACACCCTCATCCGGCATAAACGGGTCGTCAGAAGCGTTGTCAGTTCCAATCGAGCGAAACTGAATTAGTTCTGTGCCTGTAACACCGCCGTTCCGTAAGTTAGCTATTCCAGCGGTCCCGCCAGAATAAAAAGAAAACCCTTGCAAACGAGTGCGTCCCGCGAAGATTACGCCTGCCGCATTAGCATTAATACCTGCGGTTACGTTGCCAGCGGGGTCACCAACTGCGGTTATGCTTGTAATTGTTTTAAAATATCCGGCGCTAGTTGCGGTTCCATCGTCGGCACCGGTAAGGTTTTCAGTAAGGGCAGCGCCGTTTACATCAGTCCCTACTATGTTAAACGAAATACCGTCATCGTCGCCTGCGGACAAAATTGTGACTTGTCTTGCAGAAGCGTTTGTAACGCTACCGCCAGAAGCCAATGCCCCGTTAATTGTTAATGCGGCGTTATTACCAACGGCTGCTATCGTTGAAATTCCATTAGGGTCGGCAGCCACCTCATCGCTGATGATGACTGGGGTTACGTCTGATCCTGCCATTTCGGCCTCCTATAAATGAAGGCGGGGCGTGAACCCCGCCAAATTAAACATTAGCCGTTATCAAAATCTACATTCATGCCAGTGATGCGAATCCAGATTTTACCTGCTGTGTACGCTGCATTTGTAGCAGCACCTTGAACAAGATAGATAAACTTTTTAGACAAAGCCGCCATAGTAGCAGCCGAATCAACAGCGTTGTAGTAACCTAAAGTAAGGTCGCCGTTGTTCATCATCTGAGTTCCGCTGGCTACAGCCGCACCAGACGCGGTTGTTCCCGTAGCTGAAATGTCTACGTTAATATCTGGATCACCGCCTGTAGGGACTTCTACACAACCAAATTCTAACAAGATTGGAATACCGTTTACTTCTTTCGTGAGTTCCGCAATGTACGCATTAGCAGAAGTTCCGACACCAATGATACGATCTCCTGTAGCTGATCCAACAAACCCGCCTTGAAGGTCAATAAGAATAGTTGTCGTGATTGTGCCGCCAACCTTGCTAACAAAAGTGTTAATAGAAGCATCAGCAATACCAGAGCCGTTCGCGTTTGGCACGATACCAAAAATAGTAGCACCTGTGTCTAGGCTGGCGTTATTTGCACCTGCGGCTGTGCCTGTGCTTGTGTCAACGACATTGTTGCCTGTGGTGGCAATCGTCTGTAACGCAAATTGGGAAGGTGTAATTGCACCAGTAGTTACGTTTTTGGTGACTTGCTGGAAGCCGCCTTCGGAACGCACTGGTCCTGAGAAAGTTGTGTTAGCCATGTGATTCTCCTGTCGTGGCAAATGTCAGTCGCACCATGCGGCTGTCAGGGATAGGAGAACAATACAAGATTACTGAACAAAAAGAAAGAGGCGACTTTCGCCGCCCCTTCCTCGTAACAATAGTGTCGCGTTTATGCAGCGCCGGGAGTTCCAAATACGGAACGCCAGTCACTTACGCCAAAGGAATAACGCTCACGCGCCTTGAACCGCATGTTACCTGTATCAAAATCGCCTTCCATGGCGGTCTTAATTGGTGAACGGTTGAAGAGCTTGAAGCCGTTAGGGGCGTCAGTTTTAATGAAGTAGGCGTCACTGTCTGTCAGGAAGTGATTTACAGCAGCACCTTCAGGCAACATGCCCATATTCTTCATTGCGTTTGCATCGTTGTCCGCTGTTCCAGAACGCAGGTTAGAGTTTAAAACCCGCTCTGCAATAAATTGCAGTTCTTTTGGAATAACCAGCTTCATGCCGCGAACCGCAATCTTTAGACCACGCTCGTCAGTCAAGCCAGCAATATCAATTAACATCTGCTCAAGAGATGTTTCGTTGAGGTCTGCCGGAGTAGCTAGTAGGTTTGTCTGATTGCCAGACAACGAAGGGTGAGCCGCAGAGCAAAGCGCTGCGCCGTCACCAATAGCACTTACACCTGTCGCGAACGCGTTGTTCAAGATAGCTGCACCTTTGATCTGCTTTGTCTGCGCCATTGAGCGAGCCAGAGCTTTGGTGTAACGAGACGCCAAACGATCATACAGGTTATCTTCAATAGCTTCCTCTGTAATAGAGAATGCTAATGCGATGGTTTCGTGAGTATAACGCGCTGTGTAAGTTTCCTGTGCGTCGTCAAAAGTGATGGCAGAGCCTTCACCCTTAATCGGTGCAGTTGAGAAACCTCCGAGCATTACTTCTTCCTCAAAAGCTCGGTCTGAGCTTTCTTCGTCAAAAATATCGGCATGCTCGTTTTCATAACGGTCATATTCCAAGCCAAACAGTGCGTTAAGGCCCGGTTCTAGCTCTTTAGCTAGTTGTGCGCGAGAAATAGCCATTGTCTATACCCTTCCTTATACGCCGGTCGTAGAAACAGTACCCGCAGCAATGGAGCCAGTAGGCGCATTGAAGTGGTTGTTTATACGAACGATTAATGGGATGCCAGCAGCAGTGAAGTCGGAATTAGCAATATCATTTTGGACACCCATAATTCTTAACGCCAATGTGTTGGTAGCTGCGATTGTATTCAAATCCGCTGTTGCAGAAGACAAGCCAGTGGTAGTTGAACCGCTGTTACCTGTTGCAAACGCAATGTTTGCAAAAACCGCTGCGCGGATTTCTGCTTCAGTATTGGCCGCAGCTACTACGTTAGACGTAGCAATCTGGAACAATTGATTTGGATCGTCATACAAAAACGCTTTGACGGGGAACGCAGTGTCCGCGCCAGAGCCGGGCCAGAAATTCGAAAATACTGGTTTACCTGTTGAGTCCGAAATGTATTCACAACCGCCAAACACACCCGCAATACTAACGTTACCACCAGCCGCAGCTTGTAGATCGTCAATAACACCACCAGCTAACGGGATAACCGCCATGCCGTGGAAGATTGGGTTTGTGTTGCCAGCCGCAATACGGTATTCGGTCATACCCCCAGACGAGACAGTGCTGCCTTGCCGGGAGATGGGTCGAAGGCCATAAGATACGTCTGTATTAGCCATTTGTCTTTCTCCTTAGTGGGAAGGTAGTCCTAATTCTTCTTGGGACCACCAAAAGTTACACGAGATTGACGGTCAGGGTTACTGATCGTCATCGTTGAATGCGCGTTCTCCCGCATCATATCCGAGTCCACTGCCTGCATCTGGTCTGTATTGCGTTGTGCAAAATAGGCCGTCCGTTCAGCAATAGTTTCATCGGGAATGCGAGCGAGCATTAATCCACCCACTCCAAACACACCTTCATATTTACCTGATTCAACTACCGGGGATTCAAAGTCAGGGTATTCATCCTCACGGACAAGTTCCCAACCTTCACGCATTTTAGCGCTGATGTTTTTACGATCATCAAACCCACGCGTTTCGGCGCGTATCCAACGATGCTTAAAACCATCCGGTGCAGGCGGTGCGTCCAACATGGACGGGGGAGCCCAAGGCTTACGAGAAACCTTTTTCTCCCGGGTTTCATTAGCGCGAGAGGTTCGATTGATAGCAGAACTACCTGTTTGATTGTTTTGATTTGTCATTCGATTAACCTTTCACATATTTCGCATATTCTTCAAGCGGCACACCCAGTTTTTTCGCAATTGCGACTTGGCTCGGAGTGAGTCGAACCTTTCTCCCACTATTGCGCCCAGATGGAGTTCTTGAAGCACTAACAACCGTCTGAGCGGGCCGTTTGTTCGAACTGTTTGCACCGGTATTAAACTTATCAGCAATCCGGTGGTCTAGTTCACTATAGTAGTCTTCGCTCTGCGGGTCAAACCCTTCGTCTTCAACAAGCTTTTTATGTATCCCAAACGCGGCATATGTCATGGCCTCGTCTTGGCCAAACCAGCTATTGCGCAAAGCCCAGCGCTCTGCTTTTTGGTCAGGTCGGCGGGGTTGTTGGGCAGGCATAGGCTGTTGCGCTTGGTGTTGCGCAGCCGCCGCCTGTTGTTGACGAGCCCGGTCTTGTTGCGTCTTAGCTTGGTTAGCCCGGTCTTGCTGTATTGCCAAAGAAGTCATGTTTCGTTGGGCTTCAACGGTAGCTTGACTGTCGCCCATCTCAATTGCGCGGGCTAGGTTAGCTTCGACCTGAGACATCTGTGTGTTAACGCGGTTGGTGTATTCGTTAACATAGTTTGTATCAAGATTAGCCATGCGGGTTTTAAGTCCTTGGGACTCGTTTTGAACCTGCTTTGCGTAATTAACCGCTTCTTGCTCGCGGCGTTCTGCCTCACGCATTTTCTTCGTAAGACGGTCAATACGCTTCTGCGTATTCGTTTCCGCTTTCTGGAACTGGTCGTCCCCGGAGTCAAAGTCGTCCGAAACTTTCGTCTCTTCCACCTCTACATCCGTCTCTTGTGCATTACCGAGTTCTAACTCGATTTGGTTGTCATCTTCAGCCATTTTTAACTCCTAGAAATGAAGAATATCTTCGGGGGATGCGATTTTTGCGAGAACCTCGTCGTCGTTGAGTATTCTAACTTCACCGCCATCAATGCGGAAACGTGATCCAGCGTACCGAGCAAACATTACCCAATCGCCTTTTACACACCAAGAACCTTCCGGAAACTTTGTAGCGTCCTTATAAGCTAACTCGCCCACTTTAAGGACGTAGCCAACTTGCGTGGACACTGCATTCTCTTCGACAATCTTGTCAGGAAGGTAAATTCCGCTCTCCGTCTTGCCCTTACCGCGGTAAGGTAAAATTAGAAGTCTCCATCCAGTAGGAGAAGGCATTCTATCTAGGAGGCTTTCCCCAATTGACTCGGGGTCTAATACTAGCTCAGACTTTTCTTTGTAAGCTTGAGCTATACTTTCAGTGGCTGCTTTAGCCGCTTTTAAGTCGATCTTTTGCGTTTCAGTCATTTGAACGCTCCTGTTTTTCTAGCAGGTCTTTTAGTTCCTGTTCCACATGATTTAGGCATTCCATATTGCCCATAAGCTCACGATATTGCTCCATAGATTTGACATTTCCGTACATCATCAAATCAACTACCCCCTGACGCCTCTCTCTTAATATTCGAAAGACGGCTTCAGCGGTATGTATTTCGTCCATTAATACCTCGCATAATATCTAAGAATTTACGATATTATCTTAGCACGGTTTATATAAGATATGCTAGGACAAAGTATAAAGATATGCGAGTAAGTTAAACCATAAGCTCGAAATGCGGCCCATCTATGAATGGTCTACGACCTTGTGTCCGGCGCTCATCAATATAACTAGTCATGGCATCTTCCATAGTTCCACCGTGAAACTGGGCTATATTGGAAATTGTCCATGCCGCTCCCCACCGAATAGGAACGTCTACTTCCCTAGCAGCTTCCGCCATCGCATCGGCTATGTCGTCATACAGATTGAGTTCCCACGAAGCTCTTGATCCAATATACGCCATTAGGTCAACGGCATATCCCTGAAGGTGCTTAGACTTCATTGTCTGGCTTGCGCCCTTGGCTACAAGGTCTTGCTGCTCTTCCAGCGTTCGCATTCCGCATATAACGCCAAAGTCGATCTTTGTTTTGTGAATGGCCGATTTAACAACCGCAACAAGACGAGGGTCTAAACCCTCTAGCTTGGCTTCGCTTCTCGCGCTTAATTTAAAAGTCATTTCTCTATCCTTACGTTTAGACAAGCAACAGCAATTCCATTGTGTGTTACCATGATTTCTGCGTGTTCTCTATTCTTTTCGCATTCAACATTACTTTCGTACACCGCTAGTTGGAAATACTCTACTGGTTGCCCTGATATTAACTGCATCCAGATCAGCACCCACACTACTTCGTTAACCCTTTGGTCTTTTCATATGAACGTAAACCGCCAATTCCAAGCATACCTAGAAGCACTGTCATAAGGCTACCCATGTCAAACTCAGGAAGTGGTGGTATTTCTGCACCAGAAAGGGTCACTACAAATATAATTAGTGGGCAAAGGATGAAGTGGTACAGTAGTGCAAATCCACAAATCCACCCTACGAAGGGTCGCCAACCGCCCTTGAACAAGCTGCCAGACGCCGCCTCCGCCTTGTTGATCTCCAACTGAGCTAACAGGGCTTGCTGGGCGTGGGTGTCGCTCATTGTAGCTATTTCGTGGGCCAGCTTGGCCTTCATGTCAGAGTCCGGGATTACTTTATCAAGGATGCCGCTAACGGGGCCGATTAAACTTGCAATTAAGCTCATCTTTTAGCCGGTTTCTTTTTTAGGACCTTCTTTAAGGTCCGCGCCTGACCAGCATGCAACTTGGATGCTTTCTTCAAGCCTTTTATAACTTTCTTAATTGTTTTGTCTGACATTACCTATCTCCTTGTTCTTTTTCGTAGCTTATGGATGTCTTGTTTGCCTTTGCTGACATCATGTTGAACCCCATAAACGAGGCTACCACGGCTGATGCACTTAGCACATATACGGAGGCCACTTCAGTAATTAGTGTAGCGGCCTTATCAAAGCCTAACACAGACGCGAGCAAAATAATAAACGGATAGATCAGCATACCAATACAGCACCAGACAACTAGCATTCGCTCTGTATTGCGTTTGAGGTCTTGGTCAGCTATTTCCAGACGTTTGTCCTGAAGTGCCAAAATATTCCATTCATCTACACAGATTGAGCCATTGGAATCTAGGTCTGCCTTTTCAAACTCTGTCATGCTGGGCTCTCCAAAGTTTTGCGAAGCCAATCGCAATGTTTTTGTCACGGGTTATTATGACGATTTTACCTAACTTGTCCAGAATAAGCCACTTTCTTCCACTTTCTAAAAGAAACACTTACCACTTTCCTTGACTTTTTCCAATAAAGTAAATCGCCAACGCTAAGAGTGCCCCGCCTATAATTGTAGCGATAAGACCTACGCCCCAGTTAATACAGTTATCTATAAATTCTTGTTTCTGATATACAAGCTCACGTTGCGCCTTGCGCTGTTGCGCTTCAATCCTAACAATTTCTTTCCAAGCCGTAGGCCCATAGGTCCAAGAAATATGGGCTCTTAGCTCTTCACGCATCTCAGCCATCTTCTGCTTCTTAGTCCAGATGTCCAATGCTGAAGCCTGTGTGTCAGAAAACATCTTATACATCGGTGGCTTCTTGGCTTGCTCGTCAAGAAAGTCCATGTCAGAAACAGCCTTGCTCCAAGTAGAGAGAGTGCTTCCCATTGATGTGATGTCTTTTCCGACGGAAATAGCTTTTTTAAGCCCAGAGAATGCCATACTGGCCGCAGAAAACGCCGTGATTGGATCGATCATGCCTCATGCCCCCATATTAACGAGGGCATTATAGCACATAATTAACTTTTAAAAAAGTTAGAAAGCCTGTTAGCTGGAATAACCCAGATAACTTGTGCCGCGGATCGCTGCACCCGCACCGCGGACAGTCATCTTGTGAGGCTTCTTAGTGTTAGTATCAACACCGTAGGTCGCAATGCCGCCAGCAACAGGTGCCGGAGCAGATGATCCATATGGGATACGTCCTTGGCCCTTAATGTCTGCATAGCCTACAGCCGCGGCTGGATTGCTAGGCTTAGAGCCGTTTACTTTTACTTTAGCCATTATCTTTGTCCTTTTTTCTTTAAAGATTTTCGTAGTGCTGACGCACCTTTTGACGCAGCAATAAGAGAACCTTTTCCGCCGCCTAAGATCCTTGCTCCTA